TAACTCTTTTAAATATTTGGTTATCTACGCCTGCAGTGCCACCAGAGGGCACTATATAAATAGTCGCTTCAACTGGACTAGATGAAGTGTTGTGTAATGCTAGATGCTTAATAACTGTAGTCGTAGATGTTGGCACAGTGTAATAAGTCGCTGTGGATGCTGTTAGATTACTAGGAGCAAACAACCGTTTTGGTGTGGTTGTCATTATTCATCCTCTAAACTGTCAAAATGGAAAGTTATTGTACACTCGCAGGCACCTGTACCAGAATTGCTAATAGCAATAGCTGTGTTCTGGGGTAATATAATATGGCCCATTACGGGTATGTCGTCTGAGTAATTAGCTATAACTCGTCTTTTCCCCAACACGCTACCCAGAGTTAACCCTGTGACAGAGGCATCGCCCGTAGCCGTGACTGAAGCTGTTTCTGTAGCTGTGTGGTACATATTTACTGGTGTAATGGCTGAAGCACCACCAGCCGTGCCTGTAACTTGGTAAATAGTGAACACGGCATTAACAGCAGTACCAACCATAATATGGTCTATAACCAAAAGGTCTGTGGTACTGTCGTTTTTTAAATAAATAATTTCTTCATCGCCGCCCGAAGTCGTATAACTAGACGTTAAAGAGTAGAGTTTCTTTTTCATAGCCGCATCTACACACTCAGCAGAAACAAAACCTCTCGTGAGTACCCTGCCGTTAGAGTCTGCATTAATCGCTTTTCCGTTAAAGCCTTCAATCTTCATTCAATTCCACTCCTGAGCTGTACTCGTCTTCTAGTCTAATGTTTATGTTTCTTAACTCTATTAAAATTAGTTTTAATAAGTCCTCAATGGTCTTTTCTTCTTCTTTCTCGTCAACAATGTAACTCATACAAAGAACCACTCATCTTCTTGAGGAAAGTATTTAAAGTGTAGAGCTGTGCCTTTTTTATTTATGTATATTTGACTATGACCGTTTATTTTCTTTGTGGATTTTATTTTTATTTTTGAGTTGTCAGCGTTTCTAACTACACATTCACCATGTTGCGGTAGTGTAATCTCTGATTTTTTCTCGGCATTAACAAAGTCAAAAGGAGCGCAAGTATAATTGCTTGATACTGAAACCGTATTGAATATTGAGTTTTCAGGAACGTAATCATAAGAATTAGAAAGACATTCTAATTGTTTTTTAATTTCCCAGACTTGAGCAGCATATCCCGTTGAATCGTATACATCGCGATTTTGTGTTGACTTAACATCGTCCGAACCGCCGCCCGTTCTTATCCAAATGTCATGAGCCCATCTTATAAAATATTCAAAGAATGGCCTTAGTTCTGGGTCGTTTAATATTTTCCTTGGTATTGGCGCTACAAACGGGTCAACCTTCACCATCCTGCTCCTTTCAAATCAATAGCAGCACCGTGAAAACCTACGAAACAAGGGTCAGATACTCTTATTCTAATTACTACGTCATAGAAAGACTGCATGTTATACCACTCTACACGCTTAACGCTTTCACCCTCACGACCTATTTTCACCCAGTCTTCACCAGTAAATGACCTACCGCCATCGATTGAACATGAGAACATTATCTCAGGGTCTGGAACGTCAGTATTGCCTACACCCGTCTCCATAATGGCCTCAGCCCGACTCATTAGAATCCTTGAGCCCGGTATTCCGAGTTGAAGTCCGTTGACTGGTGCTGAGTCTCGCTGTCTTATGATCGTGGCTCCGTTTGATGTGTAAGTATTAAAGTCCCACTCGTACACGTCGCCAGAATCGTAATCACAAACAAGGTGTTTCCCAAAAGCATAAACATAGCCGTTAATTAAATGTCGGCCTAGACTTGTTCCGGTGCTTAACCTTACCCATTCGCCCGTTCTCTCAGAAAAAGCCAGTGTGAGCTGCCCAGTTTGTAAAATGTAGAAATTCTGTCCGTCCAGATTACAAACATAGCCTTGAGAATTTTCTGTGGCATCCTCTCTTAGCTCTTTAGCTATTGCTGAGGGGGTTATGTTTTCAGGCTGGTATGAGGTCATTCTATAAACCTGGTCATCGTCGCCTAGAAAGTATAGATAACTCTCTGAACTAGCAATGCTGAACGATGACTTAACCCCACGCCTGACCGTTGACTGCTGTATTCTGTCAAAGGGTGGTGATCCTGTGCCTGAGTTATACCAGACTTCAAAAGAGGACTCACCAGCAATGTAAAGCCGTTCATTGAAGGCATAAACTTGTTTTATGTCGTCTGGGTAACTCTCTGCAGTCGCATAATTCAAACCGTCTATACTTGTTGGGTCGCCTGCGTCAGCACTACAGAATCTCGCGCCTGTTCCCTGGTAGATAACCTGATTATTAATGTATGTGACCGTTTGGGCGTTCTCTAAATCTGTGTCTGTAACCGTTGAGAGGCTTGTGTTGTATATTTGAGTGCTTGAACCGTTTCTTATTATTAAATTAGTACCATCTGAAACCATCGAACAACGATCTGTGCCTAGGATAGTCCCTGAAATTGTCGTTCTGTTTCCGTTTTGGTCTATTTCTATGAGAGCTGTATCGACTATTAAATATACTTTGTCGTTGTGTAGCTCCATTCCTCTAGTCGTTCCAGCCACACCTGAGCTAAAAGGCTTCTCTCCTGGCCACGGTAATAAAGCTGCAGGGCTCCGGCCTGACACATGTGTGTCAATGTATAGATTCACCGATGATTGACTAGACCAAAAGCGTGAGCGTGATTCGTTTTCACCGCCTACAAAGTTTAAAGGTACTGTTCTCAAGGGGTAGCGCCTTCTGAATACATTGCTGGTGCTGGGCCAAACCTGCCGCGCATTTCTTGCTTTTGAGCATCAAGTAGTTTTTTCTCAAACGTACCATCGTAATAGCTTGCCGCTTCCTCATCTCTTGCCCACCTATACAATTCTGAAAGGGTGCCGTATAGATAAAGGTCTGGATACTTCGTTAAAACGTCGTTAGTCGTGTTTGAATCGCTTAATGCTGTTAGTGATACGTAGTAACTCATTTCAACCGTGTAGCCGCTGTCTGGTACTCGGTTGAACTCCAATTGTGATGTTACCGTGAAGTATTCTGGGACACCTGAGTTGGGCTCAACTGTCATGGATTCGGGAGATTTAAAACGAATCTCTCTAGGGTTTGCGCCAACAAGGGTTAATCGTCGCATCTCCAGAAAGTTGTCTGGTAATTGTAGAAACCTGTCTGCTGTTGGCATCGTTGCCGTTGAGCGTTGCTCGTTTGTTCTTAATTTGAGCCTTGCGTTTATCCTTGCTTCGCATAAATCGATAAAATCGTCTATTACATCACTAATGTCTGTTCTGTGTGAGAATCTCTCAACAGCTTGCTTCAGATTCGCGTAGTTATTTAAGGCCATGCTTTAACCACCACGTAAAACCCGCCTGGGGTTTGTGAATAGGAATGAATGTCGAACCGTTCCCAAATTTTAGGAAGCCACCATCTGAAATCTTCTTGAATGAGGTGAGCGTTTCTACCGTCCGAAAGGACTTTGACTGCTGGGCCTGTGTGGATAGTAAAAAACCCAAACTCTTTTGTGACTCTTTTTAAGTCGTCTAGGACGTTATCTAATAACTCAGGTTCAATATGTTCTAGTACGTCAATGCAGGTAACAAACTGTCTGGGGTTTGGTGTCTCAGACCATTCTGGGCGGGCAGGGTCGTATAACTCTATTTTAACCTTGTGGTTAGGGTTAATATTCTGAGCTAGCCTGCCTTTTCCTGCTCCGTAGTCGAGCATTTCTTCAATGTTCAAGGTGTTGATAATGTTTGTTACTAAAGGAGCAAATTGAACCGAAGCCACCCCATAATTAGGGTTTTCGTGTAGCTTTTCTTGTTCTTCTCTGTATTTTTCACTAATCAGCATGAGTGGCCAGCCTTAGCTCGTTTCTCCATTCTCTAGCAAACTCCTGGTCTGCATAACCCTGAAAACATGGAGTCCCTAAAGTAAAATGGACAATCTTTGCGTTTGGGTTTGGGTCGTATTCTCCGACTAGGTGGTTGTATTCTTTTGGTATCTCACCAATATTGGTGCACCACTCAAACCTGTGCAGGTATTTGCCGCTGGCATTATTCACAACTTCAGGAGTAAGGTTTTTTACTGGCTGTCGGTAGCAATTAAATAGAATTAGGCTTGACCAGTTTTTCATAGGGTATTCGTGCTGAACATTGCCTAGAAACTTGGTTTTAACCTTTGATTTGTAGTCATGCTTAACCACTGCTACATCATCAGTAAGTGACATATAATCTAGTAACTCGTGAATGTCACACCTGACCAGCATATCACAATCCATGAATAGGGCGATTCCCTTATAGCCAGCGAGGTAGGGCGTCAAGAATCTTGAAAATGAGAACTCTGTGCTACCGTCCTCTATCCCCCTTGTGAACTCTGGAATGTTACGTTTATTAATTGGTATGAACTCACACGGCCTCGATGAATGCCTCATTATACTGTTGCATAGAACGTGATAGGCTACCGTTTCCCTTTTGTCGAATCCTATAAATATTCTCATTAATATCCTTAACTGAGCGTTTAAAGTCTCCCCTATGGAGCTTAACAGAATTGAACCATGGGAATGACTCACCTTCTGAATGGTATCTATAACCAGCGTACTCTGGTACTAATACATGACAAGGAACACCAACAGCACCAGCGAAATAGACCACCGTATTACACACTGTAACAACGGCATCCAGGCAGGAAACAAGGGCTAATAGTTCTTCAAGGTCTGAACCCTTTTTAACTGATCTGGGCCAGTATTTAATGCCGTATTTTTCTAATTCCTTGGCATCTACTTCTTTGTAGTCTAAGCAAACTAACTGGTAATTTTCTGTAAGTGGTAAGAATGTCTCAAGGGTAGTGGTTCTATACTTCATGCCCGTTTCTTTAGAGCCACCCATCATAGAGAATCCTACCACGGGTTTATCACCGTCTAACAATGATGACCACTGCTTAACCCTTTCTGGGTCTGGGGTTAGAATTGGGTTGCCTGGGAATGACTTATGGTCGCGCCTAAAGAAATAGGGTAATTGCCCCATTGAGATTTGATAGTCGAACTTATGTTCATCCACCAATGGGCTATGGTCTGAGAACCTATTTCCGTATACAGGGCAAGAAAATGAACGGTCAAATATTGAATGCGTTCTTTTGTCTACTTCTAAAATTACATTATTTGTTTCCAATAAATCAGGAACACAGGTAGCGAACATGATCTCGTCGCCCACTCCCTGTTCCCCATACACCACCACTGTGCCTTCTTGGCCTTCCCACTCGGGAACACCGTAGTCTCTTTTAACGCGCTCTTTAACGCCTTGTGTCATGTAATACTCATCCCACCCTGACCAGTCTCTTAACATGAGTTTAGCTAAACCGCGATTATGTAAAGCTGAGTTTAAATTAGGGTCAATCTTTAATGCTCGGTTGCTGTATTCAATGGCTCGTTGAGGTCTGCCCGTTTGAAGATACATCAAGCCTTTGTTGGCAAGTGCTGAAGCGTTAGACGAGTCTTTTTCTAGTGCCTTGTCGAATATTTTAAGGGCTTTATCTCGGTCAATATTTTCTATTGCCATTCCCATATTAGACCAAATTTCTGAACGGTTGGGTCTCATTTCTGCACACCGTCTAAAAACGTGATAGGCCAAACCATCTTTTCCAGAATCCAAAAGAATATAACCTGTTAGAAATAGGGCCAGCTCTCCGGATTCTGTCTCTGGCTCTTCATTCAGAACTTCGTTGCAAATACTTAAAGCTAATTCTGGATTGCTTGAAGCTATGCTTTTAGCTTCTCTAACACGTTCCATCATATTTTAGATACTGTCCTTAGATACTTGTAGTCTGGCGAGTTGAGAAGCTTTTCAATTCTGGGTAGGTCTTCTTTCCTGTTCCAGTCGATATTATATTTTCGCTTCCATTCCATTAATACGATATTAGGAACACGAGCAAAATGGTAATGATCTGACTTTATCCCTGCGCGTTTGTATTCGTCGTTATTCTGTCGTTCTTTGTTGTGCTTAATAATGTTCCGAGTGTCTTGTGATGAATGGATAGTAAAACCACCTTTACCATCACCCTCAAAGTAATCTGTGATACCCGTTTGCGGGTCGTAATTCAGTATTTTAGCCATATAACCTCAAAGGGGGCCGAAGCCCCCAATAGAATGAACCTTATTACGATGTGGTTAAATCTGTCACCTTACCTGAACTCGCTTCATTCTTAGAACACAGAGTATACTCAACGATCATCTGGCGTTGTTCACTGTCTCCAGTTTTCGCCAGTTCGTTAAGCTCCATTGGTCGCAAGTAATTAACAGACCAATAATCCATATCTAAAACAAAAGCAGTCTGGTCTCGTTGGAAACGGTTAGGAACTACTTTTAAAGTTCCAAAGTTTGACTTATAAAAGTCTACCGCGCCAATCAACGTAATGTCAGAACCAGCACTAGCTGGTGTTTCAAGTGTAGAGATACCACTAAAACCGCTCACAATAGCACGGTTGAAAGGGCCAACCATGATAGTTGTGGGGTCTCCGCCCTGAGTCCAGCACTTTTGAATAACGTCATCTAATGAGGCTTTGGTAAATGTACCTGCCACCGTTGAATCAGTTGGTGCTGTAGTTGGGATTGATGGAGAACCAGCCGCGCCAGGAGTGGTTTGAGCTGTACCTGTACCTAAAGATGTTTTATTAGTAGATAACCACGACTCAAGAGAAGCAAGAGCGCGACCTGTACCAGCACCACCAGCCGAAGCTGCTTGATTCTGGGTAAGGGCAAACTCCATATCACGCTTGATCTCTTTACCGCGTTTTGCTACTTGGTAGGCTAATTCATCAGATCTACCTGCTTGATCAATTGCTCTAGCAGTACCAGAAACAATAGCCGTTTTTTGCGAGATTTGGCAGTAGTTAGCAACTCGTGTAGTAGGACTAAGAGTTTTAGCTGTTGGGTTATCACCCTCAATTGCAATGTTACTAGCTGCTGCATCAAGGGTATCTGTTTGCCATTCGCTAAGAACTGCAGAAGCAGAACCACGGCCTACACCGTTTAAGAAAGGAGTATCTAACGGACTAATATCGTAAATCATCAGTATTGTTATCGTGGATTTTTTAATTGCCACTTCTACATGTTTCCATGCAGCTCAGACTATATCATCACTGTTAGGCCAGTGCTGGGCGCTCGTGGGCGGGTTATTGTTGGGACTCACCGCCTAGTCGTTGCACCTTCCAAGATACTAAAACCCATCTTGGCTTGGCTCAGGATTACCCTCGTCTTTACGTTAGGGCTTTCCCTGAATTCACCCAGTTTTCAAAAGTGCCTTGCTCTATGACATTTACCACAAAGAGCAACTCTTCTTTAGTTATCGTAAATGTCATACTTTTGTCCTAAAGCATCTTTTGGGACTTGAAAGTATAACGATATGTTGTACTTTGTGTCAATCCATTAAATCTTCACGATTACCCACCGTAGAATAGGTAATAACTGTATTAGTTGGGACTGTCATTTTTCATTCCTCATAAGCCTAAGTATTGTTTGATTGCGGCCTGAGCATCGTTTCTACTTCCTGTCTTTTTCAGCCTTTCTCTAGCTGAATTTGTTTTAACAGGTTGAGACTCACCACCTCCGGCTTGTTGGCTCCTTGGTGGTTGCTTGGCACGCTTGGTTTCTATCGGCTTTGAACTTATCTCATCGAACAATGCAGCCTTACGTATAACCTTTATGAGCCTGTGATCGTACACAGACGCCATATCATTTTCGCTGAATCCAGCCTCGGTTAACGTTTTAGCCATTTTCTTGAGATCAGCATTCATCTTTCCATCATCAAGCCATTCTGGCACTGCTTCCTTCCATTTAGCTTGTTCTGCTTGGATTAATTCCTGCTGTTTTTTGCTCATCTCTTGAGTGAGTTGGTCTTTATACTTCTTAACCTTATCACGTTTAGAGTCGAACTTGTTCCGCTGCCGATAGTATTCTTCAGGGTCGGACTCTCTCAGCTCTTTCATTTCATCGCTATCCAGGTATTGAGCCTCACCGTACAACAGAGATTCAATTTCCTGTAACTGACTAGCAATTTCATTTTCTTTAGCTTCAAGCGCCTTTCGCCTTTCCGCAACTTCAGAGGTCTTCTTTCGGTAGTCGGCTTCCATCATTAACCCTTTGGGGATTAAATCAAGATCAACGTCTTCCGTCAGTACATCGAACTCTATGTCGCGGTCGTTTAGTTTCGCTTTCACTCGTCTGGGTTTGGATTCTGTGTCGCTCTGGGGCGTTTCCTCCGTTTCCTTCTTAGTTTCTACAGGGTCTTCACCCTTTGCTTCGGTTGGCTTATCAGCTCCGAGAAATGACCGTAAACGGTCGTGTACGGCTCCGCTAGGGTTGGCCATAAAATCTACCTCATGATTCGTTTAATGTTTAACTCGTTTAAATCGTCTACTTTACCTTCTCTAATGTGATGCTGTAGAACTCTTTCAAAAGCTGCTACGGCTCGCAACATGTAATAAAGGTCTTCTCTTAAGTCTGCTTGGTCGTGTGCGCTTAGAGAAATATTCTTATAACAGGCTTCCCTTATTTCATTGATTGCAGACTTTATAAAGTCATTGTCTAGTGTGGCTTTGGCTTTTTCTGCTCTGTTCAAATCAATGCCCCTGGCACATTTTTATTCGTGTCTGCTTCAATCTTTGTAAGTTCGGCAGCAATCTTGTCATCGTGCTGCATCTGATCTTGTATAAGTTTGGCTTGGTCAACCATGGCCTTTTCACGAATCTTCGCTATTTCTCTCTGAGTAGTAGCTTCTTGTTTAATTGCTTCAGCTTCGGCCAGCGGGTTTTGCATATTTTGCTGCATGGCCTGATTTTCTCTAGTGAGTCTCTCAATCTCAGCTATGAGTAACTGCTGAGGTACTTCGGGGTCATTAAAATACAACTCAATCTCTTTAAGGCCCACCTCTTTAACTAGCTGTGAATAAGCGTTGTATAACTTCTTGCTGTCAGCAAGGGGTAACCCTAATTCCATGGCCGACTTAATCTCAGATATTAGATAACCAATGTTGGCGACTTTCTCTTGTCTATCTCCAGAACCCACTCCAACATCAATAGTGCAATAGGTTTTATGCTTCCACTCTGCAGGGTCAATGACTTTGGTTTCACCGAATAATCGGATTTGGATAGATTCATCTTGATACTTTGAAGCAAGAGCAGCAATCTTTTCGAATATTTCTCTTATTGCACCATCTGCAGCAAGTCTAGCAACAGTCTCAACACGCATCTGAGCCGCGTCCCTCTGTCCCACAAAGGCTACTGCTGTCTTGTTAAGAATCTCCGTATCTACGCCTTGAGAATACCTTGTAACCCCTGAGCGAACCTCTCTCATTGTGTCCGAGTATTCTATTGCTTGGAGTATTTGCGGTGTCTGGTTGTCAGTTGGGATAGGCATAAGTGAATCACCAATTGGCCCACTCCCATCAACTCTCACAACACCACCAGGTCTAGGCGTTAGAAGGTCGTCCAGTTGAACACGGTCATTCACAACCATTCTATTGAAGTTTGAAGCGTATATGTTGTTCAGCATTTGTCTAAGTAGGTGAGACTTTAAGTATTGAATGTCTGCTACTTGGTCTGCTGGACATGTCCCGATAGCCTTGTGTGGCATTGGAACGGGAACCATCACACAGAAAGGATGGTCATCAACACGCCTTTTTTCTAGTACCTGGTTGCCAGCGTAGAAGACCTGCCACAGCTCGCTGATACCGTCCTCATCAGCATCCATGTAGACATAATATTCACCCAAATAAATTACATCTTTTGAACTGTCATTAGTTGGGTTTGATTCATAGTCTTCTTCTAAATCGTAATTCCTAGCTAGCTTTACCTCGTTGTCTAGTTCTTCATCTTTTCCTAGTGATTTTACTTGTTCCTTGCTGAAACCCATTTGAATTAGCTCAGAACGGGTTTTAGGTGATCTTTGGCCTATGAATGGGGGTTCTTCAAAATCTCTCGCTCTACGTGCTATTAGAAGCTCATCGGGTGGGATATTCTCAATCTTTGGGCGTCCAGTTGATTCTACCCATTCACCCTCAACATCTGTAAGACCGTCCTTGTTCTTTCTAGCCTTTGTAATCCTGAACTTTGGCTCCATCTTGAGCCGCATAACTTCCATATCATCTAGATTATTATACTCATCTGCCTCTATTTCTTCTGAGTCATCCCAAAATACTTTTACCACTCCTGTGTATTGGAGTAGGGCATCTTTAAACATGTTATATAGTATGGTGTTGCCTTTGTGTTGATTAGCAAAAACCCACTGGCAGTACTCGGTTTTATCTTCTGCCTCTTGATCGAATCTTGAATCTGTAGCGGTGAATTTGGCAACGTACTTACCTTGGGTAAACGTCCTCATCAGATGGGGTATCATAGTCTCTACAACGTCTGAAACGTCTGATGTGACCATCTGTGATAAGCCTTCAATCTCATCACCAAACGGTCTTTGATTATAGTAATCGAGCAGGGTTTTCCGGTTGGAGTTGATCTTGCTCCCTTCCCCCAGAAACCCCAGAGCCATTCTTTCTTCGGCTCCTACGATTTGTGCTATTTCCTGATCTGTCTTCAAGAGTTTTCACTCGCTCTTTTAATTCGTTTAATTCTGCTCTTAAGGCTTTAATCTCTGCTGCTGTTCTAAAATCCATTAAGCCATGCCTATTTTTGGCTGTTGTAGTTTTCTCTTTTGTCTGGGTTCTTCAAAGCATATCGCTGAAAGGCCGTGAGAGTCTGCTGAGTGACTAGCCCAGTCGTGATTGGGCCCTAAGTCTATACCGCGCTTATCGTCTATTTTGGCGCTGTAATATGCCAGTGCAGAACAACCAGATTCACACTTTTTACTAAACCACATTTTATGAAACAGATTTCTTGTTTGTTCGATTCGCTGTTTAGCTGCGCCCTTGCCTTGATTCGGAACGACTACTACAGGATAACCAGCATCCTCAAAGGCTTTTCGATAGTTAATATCGATTACTTTATCGTTTGTCTCACCGTCATGAGGGAGCCATATTTTAGCTCTGTCTGGCGTGTAACCTTCAGACCGTAACCATGTCAAATGATGCGCTATGTCCTGGCCTTGGGATTCGTAGTGGTTCAGGTAGTTAATTTTCTGCGGCTCTATTTGACTAGCCCAGAATACAAAGTTGTCGCTCTTTGCACCTGTTCCACCAATGTCTGCGTAAAGCCTTACAACCTTGAGCGGATTCTCTGGAACGTCTACCAGCCAGCGCCCTTCAGCCCTGGCTTTAATGATGTGTTTCGTGTAGTAAGAGCCTGGCTTAACTTCTAAATACTCGCCTTCCCAAACATGCCCATAAGTGTCTGGTCTTTTCTCTTTATCGTCGAGTCGCTCTTGTTCGAGTGACGTTAGATGCCACCATGGATTATCACGCCAGTTTATCTCAACAACTATTGAGTCTTTAGGGGGGTCTTGTCTAAACCTTTGGTCTGTTGGGCTTCCCTTTCTCTCAGGGTTCCATGTTATCCAAATCTCCGAATCTTGCTCTCGAACTGTTGGGACTACTTTTCGCCAGCACTCGTCCGTGACTGGTTCAGCCTCATCTACCCAAAGTATTAAGATTCTACTCTTAGACTTTATTGAGTCTATGTTGTGTCTTAAACCTTGAAAGACATACTGAATTGAACCGCACTTTGTCCTTATGTACTTCTCGCCACAGTCATAAAACTGGCTTAAGTATTCGTCTTCTTGTATTGAGAATTTAATCTCTGCAAAAGAGGATTCATCTAAAGAGTTTTGTAATTCTCGACCACAAAGAATAATACCTTGCTTACCTTCAGAAGCTAGACTTATCCCCCTGGCTGCGGTCATCTTTGCAAAAGTTCTGGTCTTTCCCGAACCCCTGCCACCGTAGGCTAATTTATACCTACAAAGGTTCCATTCACCGTCTTTTATAAAAACAGGTATTAATTTACTTGGTATCTCTATTTGATGCATCAACGCCCTTTATACCAATAGCCTGAATTATTAAAGCGTTCCCGTTTTCCCCTGTAACCTCCATATCTACTGCTTTTAAGTCTGGCAAGTACTTATTTATAAGCTTCATTCTTGTTTCAATGCCTATCTTCAGCCTAGCAACGTCATCCTTGTTTATTTCCTGGTCTAAATCTTCTATTTTATTAACATTATCAATTACTTTCTCTACATGCTTTTGCCTGCTTAACAGCTCCCTTAAGCTTTCTTGTCTTTCGTGTTTATGCCTTTGTGCTAGGCTTTGGCCCTTCTTCATAGTTCCCTCAGTGGGTTGACTATTAAATATTAATAACCCGATGTTGAGTAAGTGATGTTACCGTTTGCGCCTGTTCCGGTTATTGCAAAGTGCAGGCCGTTGTTGGCGCTTATTGGGTGTGGGAATGTAACAGTTTTTGCACTGTTTTCAAATGCTACTGAATCAGCATGTAAGACTGTACCTGATGCTGCCGTGTTGTCGTAGACTGTTATAGTAGCGTCTACTGCGTTATTAGATATGATAGTAACAGAACATAATAAGCATTTGCCTGTAACTACTGTTCCCGCTGTAAAATCAGCTGATTGTACTTTTAACATTTTAACACCTATACGATAGTTGCCAGACTTGCGCCAAAGTCAACAGTGAAAGTTTCTGTATCATTTAATGTTATGCTTGAGCCGTAATCAAACCAACAGACAAGGTTATCGCTCGCTGCTGTATCGTTATATATTACAGCATACTGGAACGGCCCTATTGTGCCGCCTGATGCCGTGAAAGTTACATCCGTAGCTGCTAGGGTAGCTGTGCCGCCTGACTCTGTGTAGGTGTTGGTAATATCATCACCACCTGCAGTGTACCCATTGCCCGCGCTTATTTCCGTTATATCTGTTTTAACGGTATTAGTAGCGACTGGGGCAGAGTTTGTCAGCATTACTCTTAATGTGTCTGTATTCAGGTTGTGTGTACCTAGTCCAACCTGTTCTACAAAGTCTTGAAATTTATTGTATGTAGCCATTTATTGAACCGTCCACGTGTCTGAATTGTTAGATTGTACTTCCCAGATTCCCGATGAATAGCTTAAAGTAACATTAGAGCCTGTAAGCGTATAAGCACCAGACTCCATGTCTAAAACATAAGTTCTTAAAAATGCCTGACTCACGCCTGTTAGTGTGTAGCTTCCAGAATCGCAGGTTAAAGTATATGTAGAGCTGGCGGGGTTGTATGTTAGTGTTACGTCCTGCCCTGTTAGCGTATAGCTCCCTGAGTCGGCAGGTAATTTATATCCTTTTAAGAGCCCTACTGTCTGGCCTGTTAAAGAATAACTACCAGAATTAGCTGGAAGTTTAACCCCTCTTTTTAACCCTGTGGCCGTACCTGTTAAAGCATAGCTTCCAGAGTCAGCCTGAACCTTAGAACCTTTATTAAGTCCTGTTGTTGTACCTGTGTATGTGTAGCTGCCTGAATCTGCTGTTAGGGTGTAAGCGCCTGTTGCTGTTGCTGGCCCAATAGTTAAAGCAGCCCACTTTCTAGCAGTACCAGCCACTGTACTAGGGAAACTCAAAGAGAATCCATTTGTATCAAAGCTGCTAAAAGTGCCTATGTTAAGGCTTGTAGTTCCTCCAGTGAGGTCGTCTACTGCGTTTGAATGCCATTGTGATGCAGCGTTGCTTGTACCTACATTGTGCTCCGAACTGTAAGCCAAACAATACTCATTTGTAGAATCAAAAACTGAAACCCCAAAACCTTCCTGGTTCTGCAGCGTGTTTTCTGCGGTACAATCGCTAAGCATTAAAAATGCAAAATCAGGCTCAAAACCTGGTGCTGTTGTTGAATATGTTCCCGTAGAAGTCGGGCTATCTAAAGAATCAATACTTATATCAGGTGAGTTTGTGAATTTTAAAGCTAAAAAATCAACGTAGTCGCTCGCGCTATTGCCTGAGTCGATTGTTATTGTGAAGCCGCTAGAATCAAAAGTCCCGACTGAGCCACGCCAAGTCACAGAACCGTTATATATCTGACCAATGCAGGAGTCATTTCTTAGCATTGTCTGCACAGCAGTGGTGGCAGAGCCATCTTTGTCAGAAAACAACAAACACCTTTGAGTATCAACACCATCATTATGTGCAATACCCATACTAAATATATTCTCAGAGCCACCGCTTACACCATAGCCTCCATGTCCTGTACCCATAAAAAACACAAGGTCTGGCTCGAAGCCTACTGAGGTTATATCGTTTGCGCCCGTGGTAGTTGTTAGCTTATGATTCCCTACGTATGCATTACTTACATCAGAACCGCCTATCAATATTGCAGTAACATGTCTAGTAACACCTGTTGTCGCTGCAATATTTATCTGAACACCATCCGTAAGCCAAGAATTCCAGCTTATGACGTACTCGCTTGAACCTGATGTGACAGAATAAATGTTTATGCATCTATCATTCCTTGAGAGCCTAAATGTGTCTGATGTTGTGACATTATCCTCAGATGCGACAGCCGACATATACTCAGAGGTGCCGTCAGCAAACCCCATACCGAAATGAGCTCCGTCTGTCCTCTGCGCTCCGTCAGTAGTACCACCCCACAAAAAAATAACGGACGATGGTGTTCCAAATCCGCTAATCGTTATGTTTTGCGTACCTGTTGATGTATTTAAAGCTACAGTCGTGGCTCTAAACTTTACGTCAGCCATTAACTTATACCGTTAATCCAAGACCAGAAATTTATCTCGTTATATATTGTTGGCAAAACTTCACTTTCTGCTAAAACCAAATAACCAAAAACTCTGACAAAATACGCTTCTTTATTTGCTACTAAATTAGATTTTTGATACAAGGTTGTAGCTTCTGCCGTTTGGTCAGTATCTAAAGATAAGGCAGATACGATATTAGAAGCGCTTATGTTTCCTCTGTTAAAATCGTGCAGCAGTTCTTTAAATACGTGTATGCTTATTTTATCTAACTGCTCGCGCTCATTTGCAGGTACAGCGCCAGTTAATCTCTGGTATAAAGTATGCATCACTCAACCTCTGCCAAATCGTTATGTATGACCGTTGGTATTCCATTTACAATAATTTCAATTTTCATTTTGATAGTTTCGGGTGGCTCTTTTTCATAAGCGACCAACCTCGGTATAACTTCGCTTTCACCTGCCGAGTTATACGCCAAAACACCGATTACAACACTTTCGCTTATTTCAGTCTGAAAACTTAACTCTGTGCTTTCTTGTAGCAGTATTTTCTCACCGTCTTTGTACTGATATACGCGATACCCGTCACAGTCATCGCATGCAGACCATGTTGCTTTTAGAGTCTGTGCGTTTGCTACTACAGACATAAAAAAGCCGCCAAAATTAGGCAGCTTATTGCAAGATGGGGTAGCTTCATTTTATTACCTAAATTTAAGGGTGAACGCACCCCAAAACAGCTATGCCATGAATTCTGAGTTTGGCGACCTAGGAACATGGATAACTAAAAACCAAAGATCGGAGATACGCTCTTATGAAATGCGAAAGGGGCCGTGGTAGGACACGAACCCCTTTCTGAATACTTGTATTTCTCCATTACAAGCCAGAACCCTATAAAACACTACAAGGCCCATACTATTAATTTTCCCCCATTTTAACGGGGGTTGTCAAGTTCCTTAACACATATCCCGACATCACGCAATATCCTATGTTCTAATCTGCTCACAACGTGATCTAAGTGTCTTATTATGTCCTCTCTCGCTTGTCCTCTCATAGCTGCTCGACCTGTTGCATATTTCAATATCACATCAGAGCACTCTAAAATCCCGTTCTTGAGGCTTTCCACTTCCAGAACCCTACGGGTAAGGTATGAGCCTAGAATGGCCGTGTCGCGTCTCATAGGAGCTTCTGAGTAGTATATTCTCGAAAATGCCTGTCTGTGTGCCTTGTTACCCTCTGCTGAACTGATTATTTTACCAGCAATTAAGCCATTCATGATTATATTAGACGTATTAATGGCCTTCTGTTTACTCTGTTTGGCGTACTGTGGATCGGTAAACTTTCCCCGTGATTTTCTCCTGCATGGCTCGTGTGTTCCCCTGGCCCCAAGGTCAAAGTCTCCCCCACTTGACGGTTTGAGAGTGCTGAACGCATAAGCTCTGATTAAATTCTCTCTAGCTGACATAAGTAAGCACCCCGTCAGAACCACAATACCTCAAGCTTGATACAAAACCCAAAAACTGATCCAAATTATTTAGCGAGCAAACATAAGATTCATCCTTGCTTCTTAAAATTTTAAATAAGTTGCTGTTATTAAAATCCAACCTCAAGCCATGTTTTTTTAATTCTTTAACACCGTAGTAAAACATAATGTAATCATCTAACATTTGGCACCTCCCACATTCCTTGTAATCTTAGCTGCTCGATTTTACTCTGCTCTGGTATTTTCTTATTTAATTTTCTTAGCCTCTGAGTGCATGAGACACACTTGCCGCTTTTCGTGTAATACTTTCGTGATCTGCACCCTTCAACCTTGCATGGCTCCCCGATGCGCGTGTGGCTCGATTCCTTTCGATGAACTGGTTTAAACTGGCCCGTCATTGTATCCCCTCTTTCCGTGAACTAGATAAAGTTCAACATCACTCACTAACCAGCTTTTAGCCTCCATTCTCACATTCCGAGACATATTATCTGTGAGTGCTGGCGCGAATCTACCTGTTGTTATTTTTTCTCTTAAATCTTTTTCGTTAATTTTATACTCTCTAAGTATCTCGTAATAACTTATTGTTTCTGTGGACTTTGGTTTTAATACTTGGATTACACCCCCGTTTTTTAAAAACTCCCTTGTTAGTTCCTCCAGTTCTGCACTTCTCATTCTTTTGACTTCCCAGCATTCAAGAAAAAAGACCTCGTGTTCTTCTTGCATTTCAACAGAAATAGACACAACAGGGATTCAGGACACATTTTTTAAGCAGTTCTAGCTCCTTGCCCCGATCAATGCCTAAGTCTTGTAATAGTAATTCTAAATCCTTTAAAACTTCTTCTTTGTCAAAACCCTCTGAGCTAATAGTTCTGTGTTCGTCTTGATATGATGCCCTAAAAATATTCCCTTTTTTATTCACCGTTATTTGCATTCCATTTTCTCCATGTTTTGTTTCTTTAGTATGTTAGCCTCTTTTCTGTAGTAGTCTCTAATTTCTCTTAGTTCGTCGTGTGTGTATTTCATTGGTGGCTCTGGTGATTCTAATTTTAACACACGTTGCAAACCTATTTTTCTTATTAAGTTCTCTCTGTAGCTTCCGCTGTCGCCTTGCTTGAACCTGTTGCAACTAGATAACTGTTTGTGCACGTTGTCAGCGTTAAATCTCTTTTCAGGGTATGCGCCTACACTCAAATAATGGCCTGCGTCCCAGGGTGAACCAGTTATGTATTCTTTATCTATTGTGCCACCGCAACAAATACAAGTATCAAACCAATCCCTTTGAACTATCCATCTATTGAACTCTCTTTGCGCTTCCTTTGTTAACTGTCCCTTACCCTTTATTAACTCCTTGCGTTTTCTTAAATCCCTCTTAACGCTTTTCCGTTCTTCATCCTCCTTTTTCTTTAAAATTTTCTGGCTGTACTTAAAACCGCACGAAGGTGAGCACCATTGTTGCAAACTGTTTTTCTTTTCATACTCTCCCTTGCATATTTTACATTTATATTTTTTCGGCTTTTTCTTTCTCCCTTTCTTCACTCATCCTCCTTGTATAATCTTTGTAGTCATCCTTGAATTTATTTCGCCACCATATTTCCCAGTTATAACTTTTACCTGGCACCTTTTGTTTTCGTATGCGCCACACATAACGAGCAGCGCATAGTTTTAGGTGTTCGTAATCAGTCATAAATATTTATACAATCTATCTCTAATATTGCAAAATTCTTCTTCATTTTTTATTATTCCGTTCTCAAAAACAACCTTCAATGAACCTTCCATTTCTTCTGATTCACTTACGTTGTCATATAATTTGTATTCACCATCTTCGAAATTAACTTTAAGCAATCCTTTTGCGGATTTCTTGCTACCATTATCCGTTGCTGGGTCTTTAAAAATGCTTTTTCTTTCCCCGTTAACAACCCCACTAGTTGCTTTTACAGCAAAACCAAAGCTATCCCTAGTTACATATTGATAAGTGTAAGACCCAACACCAAACACAACATTGTCAGACGAGAATCCTTTTAATTTTAATAACTCAAGTATTCTTTTAGCTCTATCAAGAGTAATTGAGTCACCATAAATTAGGCCAATCTTTTGATCTAATCTTTTAAATCCTTTTTCAGTTTCGGTGCCTCCAAAAGTATCCCATAGGCATCCAACAGCACCCATGTATTCAGGGCTACCAGCTTTCGCAGATTCATCCCCGCAAATAATCTTTACCGGGTCACCACTATCTGGACGAATCACAACTTTACCGTTTCGCTCATTTATTGTTTTCTTTAGCTTGGGAAGGTAATCTGTAATAACTTTCCAAAAATCCCAAGTATCAGAAACAATTGAAACAATTCCTTCAGGATATGTTTCGGTTATTAATCTTTTGAAAGTATCAAACTCACCTTGTTTTGAACCCATGCACATCACCGAATGTTCGGTAGCAGGTACAGAAAATCCAATAGGTTCACTTCCAAAGTAATAATCTTCAATTAAATCTATTGCAGGTACTGTGTCCGTTCCGAGAAAGCTAGTTAAATGAGCTGCTCCGCTTAAAGCTGCATCGTAAATGCTTGACATGCCTCTGAAAGAGAAATCGTGAGCTTGAAAGTTTATAAATTCTAAGTTTGCCCCTGTTTCCTCTGCGTATTTTGTCAACAGCCTTTTGTATTCATATGCAGTAGTCGCTGATGTTATCGGCTTCCACATATAGCAAGATAAAACAGTTTCTATGTAATTAGTCAGCCAGAAGAATTCAGGGTGAGTGTTTACTATTGTTAACAAAGGTACACCTATTGGGACTCTTGACCCTTCAGGCAAGGCTTTTATTTTTATTGGCAAATACCCTAACTCATGCAATTTTCTTATATGTTTAAAATCGAAACAGTTTTCATGTAAAGAGCTGAACATTCTTCTTTTATATTTTTCAATAACATGTTCAACATCAAGGCTGAAGAAATTATTATTCCATTCATCAATAAGGAAACTTTTTAAAAAGTACTGCAAACCAAAAAAAACAACTTTATGGTCAAAGTCGCCTAGAACATTGGCGAGCTTATCGCTTCTAGCCGATAAGTTAGAATAAACTTCGGTTGTTCCTGCTGGGTATTGGTTTCTGTGATCAGCTTTATAAAAATCTATTGCTGTTAATGGGTTAATGTACATTTTTAAAATTTTCCTAGAACAGTTACAAAATCAGTTTCTTCTATCGAATTGAATGGAATGTATACAAATATGTGCTTAATGTTCTCCCTTAGCGAATCAAATCCATTTGAAAAAATTCCGTGAGTTACATACAGATATATGTCCCTTGCTCCATTTTTTTTCAATTCTTCAGATAGAGCAATAAACGTCCTTCCGCCGTCGCATATGTCGTCTATTATTATTAAGTCTTTTCCATTTACATCACCTCCAACAGAAACCTTATCAATGGAGCCGTCCAAATGGTTTCTAATCTTTTCACAATAAACAACGCTCATCTCATATATTTTTTCAAGAGGCTCAACTTTTTCTCTAGACCCCTTATCTGGGCTTATAATAGTTAATCCTTTGTTATTAATTAATTGACCAAGTCCAGAATTTTTAACAAATTCGTATTGAAAATTAGGAAGTGAATTATGTATTAATTCTAAAGCCACATCAGAATGAGGATCCCATATTTCTACACAATGAAAATTCATTGAATTTATTATGTTTGCTACTACTTCCAAGCTGAAAGCTTCTCCATAATTGCAAACCCTATCTTGTCGTGCATAAGGTAAGTAGGGGCACACAAGTCTTATTTTGGAATTTGGTGCTATTCTTCTAACTGCATCAACGGTAAGAATCATAAAAATTAAATCATCTGAAGACTTAATGTGAGATTTAATTACATTATGACCTATATTAACTTTTGCTTCAGATATGTTTACGTTGCATTCGCCCCCAGAGAATTTAGTGCATACCACCTGTTTTCCGTTAAGCTTAATATATGGCATAAATCTATGCCAATTTTCCTTAGCTCCCATAACTTTTAAACTCCCTATGCTGTCATGCCTTGATCTTGTCTCATACCGTAATACACCGAGTCCTCTGGTATAGTTATTGGTATTCTGTAGTCAATGCAGAAATTATGTATACATGTCATAAAATTAAAAAACTGCTTAACTGATAAATCACTCGTGTGTTTTGGTATAGTCCTGTGCATTACCCTTTTTTCTGCGCAATCCCAAAACGGCTCAACTATTGTCGGTAGATACATTCCTTTTAGTTTAGCTTTTATCGTCTCCTTACTGACTGCTGCACCGCATTCCAAATGTATTTTACCTACAGATTTAAAATAACGTGATATTTCATCGCACCACATGTGGAGCAGGGAGTTTTGGTCTTTGCTTCTGCCATCATCCAAAGTTACAACCGTTGGGCATGAAATAGAATCTACTGCATCTAATGCATCTTGCTTTGAGCTGCTTCCTGTAACGTTAATTCTAATCATCTAGTGCTAAAACCTCCTGCCAGCTTCTAACGTTCATCTGGAACCATCTCATCAGTTTGTTTGTAGTTAGTCATATACTTATCAAAAAGATCACCGATAACTTTTAAAAGCTCTCCTTTTGCTTTTTCAATATTAATCTGATCTATTGAGTATTTATCCTGCTGTACTAAAGACCAGACATCATTGATTAAAGTTTTCCCTGAAACTACAACCTCAAATCTGTAATAATCAGCACGATCAATCATTAGTAAAACCTCATATTAATCTTGTCTAAATCTAGCATCATGCAATGGCCATCCCCGTCTCTCTAAAACTTCCCGTCTTAAAATATTCAACTCTTTGCTGAAGTGAAAATAAAGCGTGATTATATCACCGTCCAACTCCACATTAAATGATCCCAATATAATCTCGTCTTCTCCTTCTCCGTATGTTATGTAAGTTTCCTGCCCTGGTCTGCGTGTTATTTTTAACATGGTTCTCCTTTAGGCTTTAACTTTTCCGCAATATAAAACACTTGATAATGCAATTTGGTTTATTTCAACGCCACCTTCAATACTATCATTTTTTATTAGATCAAAAACCTTCTTCATTGTTCCTTTTGTCCATTTTTTCTTTAAAAAAATTTCAATTGAACCTGAACAACTACCGTTGAATGAGTAACACACAATGTATAAGTGATATTTTCCCATATTAACCTCTCCCTATTTATCTCGGATACTCAAAGTAATCCCAGTGTGTTACTCCATCCAGCTTGTATTGATCTCCGCTGTGAGAGTGGAAAAAACATTCTTGATCTATGCAATAGTAACCACAAAACAAATCTCCATTTTCATCTAACATCGCCAATATTCTTTTAGGGTGAGGCAGTACTTCTTTAGCGTCTTTCCATTCTATCATTTTAGATTCTCCCTTATCTCGTTAATAAATTTACTCCTAGAATCTTTTGATTTCTCCTTTGCTGTTTGGTCTTCAATCCTGTTAGACCTGGGTAGTATTTTGTATGCTTGCCAGTTAGTTGAGTGTTCGTCTTTTTGAAGACAGAAGTTTCTAAACTTTTTAGCATCAAGATACTTTTCGTCAGAGTCTAAAAAACGCTTGTAACCATTATAGATTTGTTTTGCTGTTAGTCCCTGACAAAGTTCTGTGAATATTTCAAACTGGTCTCCATCAGTTAAACCCATTCGGTCTATCCAAAAATCCCCTTGTATCCTTGTCATTTGATCCCATAGGTACGCTATACCCCTCTGCACGTGATTCTCTGAGCTTTGCTTTTGCTCTTTCGAGTCTGTGCCAGTATTGAGTGGGCGTTTCACCAGGTCTCCTACCGATTTCATCACCAAGTCCCTCCATGGATGGGTGTATTTTTTTAGGCTTGTCGTCGTAATAATTTTCTAGTGCGGATTTCCTTTGCTTTGGTTGTTCAGGTATGTAAATTTCATCCTCCCAGCATTTTTGGTTTAACCATGTCGAAGGGTTTTTCCAGTTGGGAGCAAAGCCTTCCAGTTTTTTCTGAGCTGCTTTTTCTTCAGTCTGATCTTGCAATGCCTTGATCATTGTGTCGAGTAGATTTTGATCAGGCTTAATTTTCATCCATTTCTTGTGAGCGTCAGCTTTTGATTTTTTGACTGGGTAATTAGACCAAAATTCATCAAACCTATGTTCTAGTGCTTTGGTTGAAATATCATCAGGTGAAAATGGTGGCTTGTCGTAGTAATCAGTGTGTGAATTATGATCATCAAGAACATCGTGAGCTGGAAGCGAACAAGGGGTTTTATGTTCTGGTTCTTGGTTCTTGGTTTCTGGTTTATGGTTATTGGTTAGTGGTTCTTGGTTAATGGTTAATGGTTTATGGTTAGCATTCCGTTCGCAATGCGTTCGCAATGCGTTCGCATCACCATTTTTCTCGCTATTGCTGGGTTCTTTTTCCCAACGTGCTTTTGCAGACTTTTTAGCTTTCTCAGATTTTTCTTTGTACTTATCAACGATTTCTTGAATAGAATCGTCAACCCATCCTATTTTTGTTAGCTTAAAAAAGTCATCAAGAACAATTTTTATACTATCTTCATTTCCTCTAAGCCTTGTTAACCTGGCTATTTCTTCGACTTTTTTTGGCAGAGGCGATTCATTTTTAACATACAAGTCAATCATTCGTCTGTATGCTAAATCTTCAATGGGTGAAAGGTGAGCAGTTCTGGCAGAATAATCGCCAATGTTGAATTGGTAATAGTGCATAAATAATACTCTTAAATATGGCCCCTGGTGAGAATTTGCCGAGCAAGGTTTCAACAAGGGCGTTGTAGATGCGGCAACAGAGAGCCATATTTAAGAATACTATTAAATTAGGTCTTCCATCACCCTGCTTATTTTTTAACGGTTCTCACGCCGTATATGCCGCCCTTTAACCAGTAGCGCCTGGGTTCCCCCTGACCTTGACGGCAGGTTTATTATACTACACTTATAGAGTTATTAAACTATTTTATCTCCCAAAAAAAAGTATATTTAGCGCCAAAGATGCTTAGATTAATTCTCTGAGCAATCATCCCAACAGCACACCCCGCATATAAAAGACTGTCGCCAGTTATCCCTAATATTTTAATGCAAACAAATCCACCCAATAGCATAAGCAAAACTAGTGTTACGCTTGATAATATGTAATTCATTGTTTTATCTCCCTGTTAATCTCCGTAAATGTTCCAACTTTCAAACCCCATCTGAACGCGCCAGTCGTCAAAAATTGGCGGTATTTTTTGGGGTTTTACTATGTGCAAATAATTAGAATTAGTTGAAGCTATGGAGCCATCCTCACCTACTATGCAAACAATACCATGTTCACGCACCTCTGAAATACACAAAAAAAAGCCTTTTTCGGGTAAATCACAAATCTCACATACTAATCCCTTCACAGCCCTGCCTCCTTTTCTGATTTCCAACGCCCATTTTCTCTAAATAAACTCATGCTCGCTTCCTCCCTTTGCTAACTCCAACCAACCTGGCAGCCCATGATTCATCTGGATGGTCATACCAAACCTGGACACCTTCACCCAAACGTTCGGCCTGTTTTAGCGCTCCTGAGTCTGTGCGAGCGCTTGAAAGTATTGTTTTTTCCCCTATTTTAAAGTAGTAGTATTTTTTCATTTGCATCCCTTATCCCTTATGTGTTGTTCTAGTGCGTCTTGACCTCTACACCAGGTTCCACAAACTTTGCACTCGTGTGTTTTTTCTTTTCTTGAGTGCTTTGCATCCATGTGCATTGATCTACCTTTCCATGTAGTAAAATGTTTCCCACATACACCACATGAGTATTTTTTCAAGTCTCCTATTTTTGGTCTTTTCTTTTGTTCTCTTTCGTGCTCCTGTTCGTCTTCTAAAGACCTTGGATATCCGCACGCATCTCCCAAATACTCGCCAGTGTACATATCAAGAACACCATCTAAAACTAAATCCGCATACTCTCCCATAATGCACCCCTAATCGTTATATCCGCCACAAGCAGGACAAGGCCCGCAGTTATTTGCAACAATATCAAGGCAGCCCCGTTTAACTCTCTCAGCGCGTTCTGGCTGTCTTTTCCATAGCTCTGTAAGCTGCCTTTTAAGATTGGTGTTGTACTTTTCCATAGCCTCAATCCGTCTATTAAGTCGTTCAACTTCCTTGTTCAAGTCCATTAAAGCTCTCCCTTCTCTTTCGTTTTCTTTTCTATCAACCTGGCAATCTTCTGGCTTAGTTTACGAGCACATCGCTTTTCTCTCTTGTACACGTAGCCCATAGCGTTTGTGTAGTAGAGTTTATCAATGACCTGGGGCCAAAGCTTGTCTAAGTCCACATTGTCATAAAAAGCCTTACGGCTATGACCAGACTCTTGAATAATCTCGCTGTACGTTATTGATGCCGAGCTGTACTGCTCTAAGAGTCTCAGAGCAGCATCGATGAAAACGTCTTTGTCAATTTTCTGTGTCATAAAGTTACCCCATACTCGCTGTCTATTAAGTCAAATACTTCCCTGTCTGACTCATCCATAAATGTGAATACCTCATCATCGTCACCAACTACTGGCAATAAATCGTAAAAAGCGTGTGGAGACCAAATGTTATTTTCTGGTTCATCTAAACTCTCTCCGTAAAAATACACCCCGTTTATACTTTCAGCTTTGTAGTAGCCTTTCTTCATTTATTTATCTCCATTATGTCGTCGCGTTATTGCGTTGACTATTTCAGTAATTCGTTTTTAAGTTTTTTAGCCAATCGTCCTTCTTCAGTATCAATAAATTTCGGCCAAAGAAGCAATTCTTCAAGGCTGAAACACATTCTAAAGTCATCAAGTGGGTCTTTTTCTACTTCCTCAAATCGATCAGAAAATTCATAGTTAATTACTAAATTTTTTATACACTTGGATGCTTCTTTTACTGAATAAGTATTCATTTCTCTTTTAAATTTCTGAATTGAAATTAAGCTACCATCAAACATGATTTTCATTTTGTTTCTCCCTGTTTGCGTTGACTTGAGACAATAATAACACTAATACAGGCATGTGCAAGTACTTTTACACTCTTGTATTGATTTAATTGGCTTTAGGTTTACATGTCTTAGTACTATATAAGCTGAGCATTTCATCAATGAGTTGCTGCATAGTGATATCACGTTTAGCCGCTATGGTTTTAAGTCTCACTTTGCTAGCAGTCTTAATTCTTATTGTTGTCGTGTCATTCTGTGCGCTCATGTCATCCCCTATTAAGTTAATTTAATTATTTTACTGTTTTGCTCATTGCTATTATTGACGTATAACTATGTGTAGATTAATCTACAAATACATGCAGCGCAACAAGACATGTTCTGCATGAAAACAAGATAAACGCGAAAACATGCACAGGAGATTGAGCCATGCAATTGAGGGACTAAAGCCCCTCCCCAGCTTTACGGGTTAACTAAATAAGGAGATTGGGTATGTTTGGATGGGATAGCGCTTTGGAATTGATTGGAGACGCCCTGTGCGACGTAGGAGACGACTTAATAGAACAACTGGCAGAAGAGCTTGTTTCGGGTGACTTCGCCGCCAGCCCTGCCCTCGTTCGATTGGGTGAGATTCTGAGAGAGCACAAGCAGACATTTGAGAATCCAGAAATACCCACACTCAGAGAGATACACTTTGCTGAGAGTGATGAGGCTTTAGAAAAGCTTATGGACAATCTACACAGAGTTGAAGATATGCAGGAGGCAGTAAAGTGAGAAAATCAATACTAGCTAAATTCTCAGACCGTTATAGCGTCGATCCTAGCAATATGCTGGACACGCTAAAGAACGTGGCATTTAAGCAAAAAAATGGTCATATCACTAATGAGCAAATGATTGCACTTTTGGTAGTAGCAGATCAGTACAAGTTAAATCCTTTTACTAAAGAGATTTACGCTTTCCCAGACAAAGGTTCAATTGTGCCAGTAGTCGGCGTTGATGGTTGGAGCAGAATTATAAACAGTCACGAGAATTTTGACGGAATGGAGTATAGCTACAGCGACAGCATTGTGACAGAGACAAACGCTAAGCCCTGCCCTGAGTGGGTAGAATGTAAAATGTACAGGAAAGACCGTTCGCACGCTGTTGTTGCGAGAGAGTATCTTGACGAAGTGTACAGACCGCCAATTAACGGCAGGAACGGTCCTTGGCAGACTCACACGAAGAGAATGTTAAGACACAAAGCAACTATTCAATGCGCCCGTCTCGCTTTTGGATTTGTAGGAATATATGAAGAAGATGAGGCCCAGAGGATTATTGAGTCTGAAGCCAAGGACATTACACCAACAAAACCGACCGAGAGAGACATACAGCGCTTTCAGAGCTTGATTAGAGACAAAGATGGTGTAGGTATGGTTCTGCTTCAAAAAGAGCTTCCTGAGCGAGTATTTGATGGTTTGTACCACACTTTTCCCCCTGGTCAGAAAGTATCTGGAAAGGCTGAAGCAAACGAAGTTCTACAAAATGGTTATGCTTACTTTATAGACGTAGTAAACCAAATTGAAGAACACGCACAAAACCAAGACTTGACTGGACTTTTAGAGATAAAACAAGAAGCAACAGAAGAAGAACTTGCATTGATTTACTCAAGGTTGAAACCAGAAGTTAAAGACATTTTTGAGGGAATTTAGGTATGAAAATAGGTGTTAATTTAAAAATAGACGTTACCAAGATTGATAAAACAAGAATATTCGAAGGCAAAAACGGCAAATATGTAGACATGGTTTGTTTCGTCG